GGCTTTCATATAAAGCCATTGAAGAGAAGATTGGAAGAGTAGCAGATGACAGAAGTACTGTCTTAGAATGGTCAAAGTTCATTGCTGATTTACAAGGGTTCCTAAAACAAAAAGTCGAACTCGATGCAAATATGAAACATGATATCCACGACCCTTCAAAAATGACAGACGACGAATTACAGAAAGCAATTGATGAAGATGCCAAAAAACTCATCGAAGCTGGACTTATACCAGACTCTACAACGGTATAAGCAAAACGAAAAAGAAAAACGTAAACGAGCTGCAAGAAATAACATCCTAGATTATACCCGTTATACTATGGATGATTTCAGAGAAAGCTGGCATCATAGAAAAGTAGCTTCAATCTTAGATGAGTTTGTTAATAAAGAAATCCCGCGGCTTATTTTAGATTTACCTCCGAGACATACAAAATCGGAGTTCGTCTCTAGGAGGTTGCCATCTTACATCCTTGGAAAATACCCGGATGCCAAGATAATAGCATGTTCGTATGGGGCTGATCTCGCTTCGATGATGAACCGAGACGTTCAAAAAATAATGGATGAGGATTCATACCATGAAGTTTTCCCTAATACACTATTGAATACTTCAAATGTAAGAACAGACGCACATGGCAGTTATTTAAGAAACTCTGAAATTTTTGAAATAGTAGGAAGAAAAGGAGTTTATAAATGCGCCGGGGTTGGTGGCGCGATCACAGGGTATGGAATGGACTATGGTATAATAGATGACCCTATCAAAAACAGAGCTGAAGCTGAAAGCCCTACATACCGTGAGATGATCTGGAATTGGTATATGAGTACGTTCCGATCTAGAAAACAGAAAAACGCATGTATACTCATTACAATGACTCGCTGGCATGAGGATGATCTAGTAGGTAGATTACTCGATCTAGCGGATAAAAACCCAAGAGCGGACCAGTGGGAAGTATTTTCATTACCTGCGATAACCGATGATGAGCCAATATCTGAATATGATGAACGAACAGGGCCAGGACAAGCCCTATGGCCTGTTGAATTCCCAGTAGACGATCTTTTAAGTACAAAAGAGTCTTTGACTACTTATGAATGGCTTTCCCTGTATCAACAGCGTCCAAGCGCAGCAGCAGGCAATCTAGTCAAGAAAGAACATTTCAAATATTGCACTCTCGAAAATGGAGTGTTAAGCATGGGTGATAATAAAAAGTTCCTATTATCCCATTGTAAAACATTCCAAACATGCGACCCTGCAGCCAGTGAGAAAAAAACAGCAAACGATTTTGTATTAGGTACATGGGTTCAAACTCCTCAAAATGACCTGGCATTAATCGACATACTAAAAACTAACCTCGAAACCCCTAAACACGTACCTCTTTTTAAACAGCAATATTTAAAACATCGCCCACAACAGCAATGGATAGAAACAGATGGAATAGGCAGGGCTACATTTCAATTACTGAGGGGGGAGGGGCTCCCAATCGCTGAATTAAAAACATCGGGGCATGATAAATTAATACGGTTTATCCCGGCAGCAACTAGAATTACTGCAGGATCAGTGTATTTCTTAGCAGGAGCTCCCTGGCTACATGATTACGAAACTGAGTTATTAGGATTTCCAAATACAAAACAAAACGGCCAGGTAGATGTAACGTCTTATGCTTGTCAGATAGTGATTGAACATCCATTTGGAGAGCAGGCATACGAAACAGACTACACAGGAACCAGTTTTTCATCAGGTGGAATGAGAATATGACAAAAATAGACATAGAACAACTAAAAGAATTACATGCAAAAGGCGTACCAGTCAAAGAAATCTCAAAACATTTAAAATGTACTGAAGATGCTGTATATAAACGGATGCGAGAATTAAACCTAAAACCATATACATGCGTATATTCAATATCACTTGATGCAGTACTAAAGCTTCATTCAAAGGGAATGGATGATTTTCAAATCGCCGAGCACCTCAATTGCACACCAGGAACTATCATACGGAAAAGAAGGCTTCTGGGGCTGCCTAATATTACACATAATTACCAGAGTGCACATCTTCAAAAAGAATTTTCAGATTTGATATTGAGTTATTATGATAAAGGATATAGTGATATTAAAATCGTAAAACGAATGCACAAAGACGGGATTGATGTATCATTAAGCATCATCAAACATTGGAGGAAAATTAATAAACTTCCCGAAGCAAATAAAAAAATCATAGAACCTCATGAAGTCAAGGGTGAAGAATCTCTCTTTTGCAACACTGAATTCTTAGAGAGCTATTTTAAAAAGCCATTATCAAAAAAAGAATGCGTTTAATCGCATTTTCTCAATTTTCTTTTATATGCGTTTCCAACAACTGTTCTCTATATGCCGTTCCCAAAATTCTTCTTTTCCTCGTCTTCTGATAATATAACCTCAGCTACTCTAACTAAAGATATCCAAGCTGCCCCGGTAGGCGCAGGAATGGCTGAACCCCTAGAAGACCATTACATTTCACACCATCACATGCTCAAATGGATTGAAGAGACTCAACAGAAACTCCCTGCAGCTACTCCACTTATCCGAAGGGAAGCTTTTTCAGCAGACCCCCTTTTAAAAGGAACGATCTACCCTTATTTAAAAAACGTCTTACTACAAAATTTTACAATTCAGACGAAAGATAATAAACTCTATTCCGCAGCAATAAATGAAATCACAGACTACCTGGAAACCCTCAACCTCATGCAGGTCTTCCGTGAGGATTTTCTCAATTTTGCTATTCTCGATGGGCACTCTTACCGCAGAATGGATCCCGATACACAGGGCAATGTAGTCAGACTGGAAAAAATAGAACCGTCCTCGGTTGAAATGTATAATGATCCCTGGGACAGTTCCATAGTCGCATACCACCAGAGAGCACGTGTAAAAACCTCATGGTCCACGTATGGAACAACTACAGACGTGGATAGCTGGTTTATACCGTTTGGAAATGATCTATCTGATGTCAACGCTACCTATATTCAAGATCGTGATGTAGGTAATGACCAGCGTGTCTATGATCTGTTCGAATCATATAAAACAAAATATGGTATCTCAGATATAACAAATCTTAGAATAGCCTCAGCAGAGCGCATTATAGCCATGCACAATTCTGAGCGGCTCGTAACTACAAATTACGATGAATGCAGGGATATCGGAAATCCTGCGCCGATAGATAGCGTTTTACTGGCAATCTGGTTAAAGAGGCTCCTTCTAGTCAATGCTCCAAATTTAATTTTTATTGTTTTGAGTCCATTTATTCACTTAAAAATGGGTATTCTTAAAGAAACTAAAGACCTGGCAGGCAACCCTATTATCTTATCTTCACTCCCAAAGAAGCCGGCGGCAGGCTCTCCTAATCATGCTGTTGAACTTGCTAATTATATGGCCTTTGAAAATGCCCTAAAAGAAAGTATGAAAACCCTGTTAAAGTGTCTCAAGGAAGGTGGTGTCTATGCAACAGGCCCCGACCAAGAACTTAAACCGGTAGAATCAAGCAGGAGTGTTTCATTTCAGCTTATCAAAGGGCTTATCGATCAACTCAATGAGGAAATTGGGCAGGCATTCGGGTTCCCTATGGCTCTCGTTTTGGCTACAGGCACAGAGCTTGCTAGTTCTAGGAATATCCTTCAAATATTCAATAGCGTACATGCAGGAGAGCGTACAGAATATGAAGCAGTTGCAAACCGGCTAATTAACAGGATGTTTGAAGGGAAGACCTGGCAGGGCACTACAATTGAAAATGAGAAAGAAATAACAGTAACATATTCGTTTGAAGATATTAAAGCTCGCTTTATCCTGGATACTCCTGATACCTCTGACTTACTACAGGAAGCTCAAACATTCAAAACTAAAGCGGAAACTCTTACTCAGATAAAAGGGTTAGGAGCGGGTAGAGAGGATTTACAGGCTTTAGGAGAGGAATATGGGTTCGGGCTGCTAGGATTAGATGATTATGATATACGAGGCAACACAGACGGTCTATTTGAAGCTGGGGAGCCTGCTCAAATAAATGCCATTTTAAAATCTTGTTTATGTTATATCCTACAGGAAGAAGGGGTTATCTCAGCTTCTCCAACGGCTCCGAGTGGGTTTAACGAGAAAAGGGTAACTAAACAGTTAAAAGATGCTTACGAGGAAGCTAGGAATACTCTAGATGTACTTTTCGAGGGTCAGTAAATGTTTGACTTCGATACCTTTGAGAAGTCGCTAAAAACAACATTCGACAAACTCACCAAATCTCAAGCCGAAGCTCTCTCAATCGAAATAGCTGCCAACTTCACCGCAGGAATGTCAGCAGCCGAAACACACAAATCGTTCAAATCGGAAGAACCCGAAGAAGACGGACTTACTGACAAAGAAAAAGCAGAAATAGCCGCACTTGCAGCTTTATACCTCGGATACATTTCAAAATTCAATGATGCCGCTCAGGATCAAATTCTTACAAAAGCAAAAGAGATACTGGATACAGGCGGTTCAAAACAGGATGTCAAAAACTATCTTGACGATGTCTTAACCGGAAATGAAAATATAGTAATTGACAATACCGGACAAAAACGCAAGTCCATTTATGTCGATGAAAATTTAAAACTTTCCGAAGTTACTAGAACCGTTAAGAAGCCTTTTTTAGCTTCAGTCATGGTATATTCATCTATGCTGGGAGAGAACGCAGCTCATACGAGCTACGAAGCCGGTAGGAAAGCGCAATACAAGAGGCAAGGTTTTGATAAGTGGATGTTTACAGGGCCTGCTGATGAGAGAGCACGCGCCCATCACGTAGCCATCTTAGGTGAGACTTTCGAATATGGAACATCTCAAAGCGGGTACGCAGAGGGCTGTTTGAGTGAGCCTAATTGCAGGCATACGGCTCAAGCATATTACAATGATCCAGAAAAAGACATATCGCCTAATTACTGGCGAAAACAAAAGGAAGATGTAGGGCTCAAGTGGGATGATCAAAAACGAGCCTGGGTTATAAATTGATTTTCTTATTTATTAGATACAAACTATTTTAGAACGGTGATCTAAAATGGATATAACAGCAATTGAAGGATTTTTAGGAGGAGTTGCTACACTTGGCATCTCCATGTTCGGTTATGCTCGTATTAAGGGTTTTAACCTCTTTGCGATCGGAGATCTCATCAAAGCTGCAAATGGTTATAGAGCACTCACTGCTGAAGTTACAGGAGCAATAGGGAACATCTCTCTTTCCGAGCTAGGTGTGATCATTGCCGAAGCGCGGGCGCTTTCTGTAGGTGGATATACTCAAGCAGAAATAGAAGAACTTGCAAAGAAATTGATTGATGCGGCTGCTTCAAAATGAGTATTTGAGGTCATGTTTTGCAGCATGACTTTTTATTTCTCTTCTCTAATTTTTCTATTTTATCGCAATATCTTAACACTTTGCAATATTCAATTTCTTCTTCAGGTAGTTCATCACACATTTATCCCACTTCCTTTAATAATCCCCAAATTCTTCAATCCGTTCTAGCATCCTCTCGGCTTCTTCTTTCGTATAACCATGATATCTTAGATGTCCTATCATATCCGATTCTAAGAAGTTCTTTCTACATTGTGGGCATTTCATTTACTACACTTCCTTAAACCTTCAACTCACCTTCATGATTAACTAGCCATTCCATTAAGTGCTCTACACCATCAAAATTAACCTCGTTTACAGTGTTAAACACCCATCCACATCGTTTACATTCAAAACCTTGCATTGTTTCGATTTCAGGGTTTGACGTTTTTACTGAGGATCTCAAACTACCATCTGGTAATATCATTTGAGTTTTTGTTATTAGGTATTCTTTCCAATATTGGAGTTTGCCTCCGCATTCAGGACAAACTATTTCTGGCATTTTATTCCACTTCCTTACCTTCTTCAATATCCATCAAATAATTGATAGTTCCATCTAAACTCTTATCATTACGTTTAGCCTTAATTATGTTCAATCGAGTTCTCGTTTTTTCTTCAACTTTTGGGAGTTGTACCTTTACCATTAGTCTACTTCCTCAACGTCTTCTTGAACTCCAATCTCAAATTTAACATTCCATTTACACCCATTAAATTCAACTTCACGAAGAACAATACCTTCTGCTGAAATACATGGATATATTTTATTATCCTTTTTTAACTGGTCAACAGTCTTTTCCATTAATTCAATTTCTGACTTAGTAAGTTTAAACATTATAATTCCTCAATATGTCAATACACGCTTATCATACTTATACGTTTTTACATACATTACATATTTATAATAATATGATAAATTGTTAATTTATGTACAATGTGGTACAACTTTTAAAGCTAACTAAACAAAACTCCCTAGTTAACAATCAAAAACACTCAAAATTAAAATCAATATCAGCAAATTCGCTAACAGTAGCCTTGATTTGTATAGGCTATGTGTTTAGAAGGGGCAGTTTAGCATTTTCGCATCCGGTTATCGGTAAACCCCACGTCTTTTAAAAGTCGGATCTTTTCTCTGATTAATTTTTCGTCTTCTATGTGATCCCATGCAAAGAAAAGACCCTTAAAGTATTTCAGTTCTAAAAGCTTCTTAGCTACTTCCTGATCTACAAGTCTAATATCAAGACCCTGAGTAAACCACACTGAGAGTTTCTTTTGGATGCACCATTCAGCAACCTCTAGGAACCATTTCTTATCTGTTAGGATATTGTTATCAAGGAAGACTATTTTCTTAAATCTGTGATTGTACCACTCTTTAGGGTGTTGAACTTGCTTAAATGCTCCCTCCTTTTTGGGTACTATACAAAATGAGCATTTTCTGAAACATCCTCTTGTAGTAAACCCTATGCTATAATCACAGTTAGGATAAAGATAATAGTCTGGACTTGAATATTCAATCTCATCAGGAAGACTTATAGAGTAATCATAACCAGATCCCCCGATTATAATTTTTGCTTCTGGATACAGGAATTTTAAACCATCTACTTTGTGCTTGTTCTTCTCAAAAACGATTGAAGCATAAATTATATCAGGATCTCTAATGTTGAATCCTACTTCATCACCTTTTGCCTTATGATAAGTAGAGATTTTCATCAAAGCCAGGTTAGGAATTTTAGAATCGACATCTATAAGCAGTATTCTCAAAGAACCACTTCCTTTCCAGTGTATCGGTAATACATATGCCACAACTCAGCCGGCTCAGAAGACTCGATGAATCCCTTACTCTCAAGAGCTCTTAAACTATGCAGCGTCACTCTGTTTAATTCCGCCTGGATAAACGGGCGGTTTGGATATACTTCATTAAGTTGTTTTATTTGTATCAATGCGTCGGCTTGTGCGTTAGATAATACTATCATTTACTATACCTCTAATAACTGATTAATTGGATAATTGAATATTCAGTATATTACTTATTGGTATATATACTTTTACCATTTTAGAGGATTGTTATTTATAAAATACATTACTGTATAAATTTGTACTATAATGTAAGCGTTAACATATGCCTATAAACAAGTCGAAAAGTATATTAAAATAATCGGCATCAGTCGACCTACAAAAAACGATATTTTATTTTGCTATACGTTTCTCAATATTTTTTTACAAAAAAGTATCCGGTTATCGGTAGAAACTAGGTTATTCCTAAACTATATAGAACAATCGACTTAACAAAAACATAGCTGATTTTTAGACAGTATTTTGAGTATTGACAACCGTAAATTCTAAAATTCTTGAAAATTAGGTTAACAATAGAGTAAAACGCTATCAAGAGAGCTATGTATAAAAAAGAACATTGGAAAATCATATTATTCTTCTGTACATTATAATTCTCTGTTTATGTGTTCAATGTACAGATACTGTACATCCATAAATTTGTACTATAATGTATATTTTTATGCAATGTTAAAAAGAATGAGTTTTTGATTTGATTAGGGTACATGTAAATGAGTGAAAATAGGAAGAAACGTATAGGTGAAAATAGAATGATGTTTACTGATCTTGCTTTTCTATTCGTGTTTTTGACATTCCCATCCGTTAGGAACAAACTTACAGTCTTTCCCTTCCCTTATATAAGATCGTTTTAAATCCGCATTACACGAAGGGCATTTCGTATACGATACAC